TGCTAAAGGCACTGGTGCTGGCACTTCTGGTACAACTGCACAAGACGCTAACTATGGCGTTATCGTAGCTGGTCAGGACGATGCTGTTGCTTCTGCTGAGCAGATCAACAAAGTTGAGAACTACCGTGACCCAGACAGCTTTGCTGACATCGTGCGTGGTATGCACCTCTATGGCCGCAAGATTCTGCGCCCAGAGGCATTGCTAACAGTACGTTACAACGCTGCTTAATACTACTTAGTTTGTTGGGCTGGTCTTGTCAAGAGGCTGGCCCTTCAACACACTTATCATTAGGATAGCTCTATGGCTAATTATGTAACTCTAGTTAATCAGGCATTACGCCGTGTCAATGAAGTTGAACTTGATATTGGTGGTGATGGCTTTGGTGACGCACGTAACTTACAAGCGTTAGCTAAGGATGCTATTAACTCTGCTATACGTGAGATCCTGCAGAACAGCCAAGAGTGGCCTTTTACACTTACAACATATACGCAAACCCTTACCGTTGGTACAGGTGTGTATGACTTTGCCCCAGATGCTTCTAAAATTGACTGGGACACTATCTACCTCAAGCGTCTACCTTCTAAGGGTAATACACCTGCTAGACTACCCGTAATTACTTATGAGGATTATATTCGTAAGTATCGCTCAGGTGAAGATGTTAGCGGTGCAGATGGGCATAGCGTACCTAACATTGCTTACCAGACACAGGACATGAAGTTTGGTATTACACCTCTACCAGATGATGCATACGAATTAGAGTACCGCTACTGGTCATATCCTTCTGATCTAGTTTCTTATAATGATCTATGTATAATACCTGATCGCTTTAACACGGTGATAGTTGATGGTGCTACAATGTATCTTATGCGCTTTCGTGCTAACGAACAGAGTGCTGCATTACACCAGCAGAAGTTTGAGGATGGTATGGATAACATGCGCCGTTTACTTCTTGACTTACCTTTATATGTTAGATCCTCTGTAATAGCTGGCAGATACTTTAACAAGCAGACTGGCACTAACTAATGGCTGATAACCTACGTACCTTTGCTACACCTTGTATGGGTGGCTTGGTAGTTAACCAAGACCCTTTAACACAGGGTGGTCAGATGGCAGGTTCAGCACTGCGTCTTATCAACTATGAGCCTGCCTTGAATGGTGGGTATAGACGTATATCAGGTTATAAAAACTCTTATGGTGAGCTTACAGGATTAGCTAATAGCCCTGTGTTAGGCGTACATGTATCTGCTAATATTAATCAGGGCATCTTTGGTTGTCGTAAACCTGCTTCTGGTAATAACTACCTACACTGGTATAACCATTACTATGATGTTACATTAGCTTCAGGACAGGGTTCAGGCTTTGCAGTAGGCGAAACTGTAACAGGTGTAGTTAGCTCAAGTGATGACACAGGAGTAGCTGCTACAGGAACAGTTATCTCTAAAACTGCAAACGCTCTTGTAATTAACTTTGGCAAGCTACCTGATGCTATATTTGCTACAGGTAATGTTTTAACAGGTGGTACATCTACGGCTACAGGTACAGTACAGGCTACTCCTGTAGTAAAAGGATGGCAGGCTGTTACTAGCGTAGGTTCTCCTACTATGGTTGGTGTATCTAAGGTACGCTTTGAAAGCTTTAACTGGGGTGCATCTAAGTTTGCTATGGCTGATGGTATTAACCCTGCCGCTACTTGGGATGGTACAACGTATGTTCAACTTAATGGTGGAGAAGCGCCCAGCGCACCTAGTTTAGTTGCAGCATTTAACAATCACTTATTCTTAGCTGGTGACCCTTCTGAGCCTTACAACTTATACTTTAGCGCCCCAGTAAACGAGACTGATTGGACTCCTGCAGGTGGCGCAGGGGTTATCAATGTAGGCTTTGAAGTTATACAGCTTAAGACTTTTCGTAATGAGATGTATATCTTTGGGCGTAATAACATTAAGCGCTTAGTAGGTAATAACATTGCTGACTTCGCACTACAAACAGTTACGTCTAATCTTGGATGTGTTGCCGCTGACAGTGTAGCAGAGTTTAATGGTGAGATACTATTTCTAGCACCTGATGGCATTAGACCCGTTACGGGTACTGACCGTATTGGTGATATTGAGCTGGCTACATTGTCTAAGCCTATTCAGTCTATCTTTGAAGACTATACAGCTAACGAAGATCTTGCTACAATGACTACTGTAGTAATAAAAAAGAAGTCACAGTTTCGTTTATTCTTTACTAACCAAGATTCACTTGGTATCATTGGCGCTATCAGGCGTAGTGGTCAGGGTGGTGCAGGGTTTGAGTTTAGTCAGTTAGTAGGCGTATCAGTAAACTGTGCAAACAGTGGTTACCTTGGTGATGAAGAGTTCGTTATACATGGCGATAGTGTCGGGTATGTATTTCGCCAAGAGGTAGGTAATGACTTTGATGGTAGAGACATCTTTAGTTTATTTCAGACACCCTTCTACTACATGGATGACCCTGCTGTTCGTAAGTCTTTCTATGATGTAGATACGTACATGCGCTCTGAGGGAGAAGTCTCTGTAGTTATGGCTGTTGAGTATGACTATGGAGACCCTTCAGTAGAATTAAGTTCAGATTACTTCTTATCTACTGCAGGTGCTGCTGCATATTATGACAAGGCTACGTTTGACTCCACAGACATATACGATGGTAACCCTTCCCCTGTAGAGCGTACTACTATTGCTGGTTCTGGTAAGTCTGTCTCAGTACGTTACGTGGCAAGCAATACAAAGCCTAGTCACACTATCCAGGCTATCACACTAACATATGGCCTAAACGACAGGCGCTAAGAGAGGAATAAAACATGTCAGGCTATACACGCCAATCCACTGCAGACATTGTACCTACCGCTGTAGTACGCGCAGCGCCTATCAACGCAGAGTACAACAAACTACGTGATGCTTTTACACAAAGTGACACAGGTACTACAGGACACAAGCACGATGGTTCATCTGATGAGGGTTCCTACGTACCTCTGATCGCTGACCTAGATGCTAAGAATAAGCTTATAGTAAGCCAAGCAGACAATCGCTTTGGTCTATTTGTAGAAGTATCTAACACCTCTACTGAACAACTACGCTTTCAAGACGGTCTTGTTGTACCCGTAGTAGATAACGATATTGACTTGGGTACATCTTTACTAGAGTACAAGAACCTGTACGTAGATGGTACAGCATTTATTGATACAGTTAGTATCGGTGATAATGACTATACCACTATTACAGATAATACTTACACTGTATCTGCTGGTAACTTACTGTTTGATGTAGCTGGTAACATTAACTTAGATGCTGATGGTGGAAATGTAGCACTTAAGGATGGCGGCACTACTTATGCTACCTTGACAAGTAACTCAGGTAACCTTACACTTAAGAGTGGAACAACTACTGCTGTAACATTCACTGGTGCTAACGCTGACTTAGCTGGTACTCTGGATGTAACAGGTGCTGCTAAGTTTGACAATAACGCTACTATAGATGGCAACACTATCATTGGTGATGCTAACACTAAGACTGTAGCTGTCAATGCTAAGATTACTACAGCACTTATTCCTACAACTAATGGCGTTAATTCGGTGGGTAGTGCTTCTGCTTACTGGGGAGACAGCTTTCTAAAGAGCGTAACTACCACAGGCAATGTCACTATTGGCGGTGACCTAACAGTTAACGGTGGTGCAGACTTTACTAATACTACACTGAATAACGTTACTGATCCTTCTAGCGCACAACAAGCCGCAACGAAGAATTATGTAGATACATCAATAGCTAACTTGATTGCGGGTGCTCCTGCTACACTAGATACGTTAGATGAGATTGCTGCAGCTATCAACGATGATAACAATGTTTATACTACTCTAACAAGCAGTATCGCAACTAAGTTACCTTTAGCTGGTGGAACCATGACTGGTGCCATTGCTATGGGTGGCAGCAAGATTACAGGTGCAGGTGCACCAACTACAGGTTCTGACCTCACTAATAAAACATATGTAGATGGCATTCTAGGTTCAGCAACCGCAGCAGCAGATAGTGCAGCAGATGCACAGAAGCTTGCTATTAACCCAGAAGACTCACAGTTCACACTTTCTGATAGTTCTACTACTGGCTTTTCTGCTTTGCATTACGCAGAGAAAGCAGAAGAGACTTATACTAATCTATTAGCTCTAGCTAGTGTAGTTAGTGCTACTGTAGCTGATTATGGGTTTATCAACACTTCACCAACTTCAACGTCAGACTACGGAGCATTATAAATGTCTACACAAATACAACGCCGTAGAGGCACAACATCAGATCATTCTACTTTTACAGGCGCTGGGGGTGAGATAACTGTTGATACAACAAAGAATACTATTGTTGTACACGATGGTTCTACACAGGGTGGCTTCCCTTTAGCTAAAGAATCAGCTGTAGCTTCCACAGTAGGTGGTTTAACAGATGTAACCATCACTTCTGTAGGTGCAGGAGAGATACTTAAATACAGCGGCTCTGAGTGGGTAAACAACACTCTAGCAGAAGCAGGTATTGTAGCTACAGGTGACATTGGTGTTAGTGTACAGGCTTTTGATGCAGATACTGCTAAGCTTGATGCTACAACGGCTAACTTTACAGGTACACTACAAAACGGTGGTAGTAACGTAGTAGTTGACACAGACATAGGTTCTACTGTACAAGGTTATGATGCTAACTTACCAGCATGGCCTGCAAGTGTAAGTGCTACAGAAGTAGGTTATCTCAACGGTGTCACCTCTGGCATTCAATCTCAACTAGATGTAAAAGCATCAACAGGAAAAGCCATCGCTATGGCTATCGTATTCGGTTAAAGGAGAAACTCAATGACCGCACCAAACATCGTAAATGTCAGCACAATCACTGGCAAAACAGATCAGATTGCATTATCTAGTACAGCTGCAACAGTACTGGTTTCTAATCCAGCTTCTTCTGGTAAAGTAGTTAAAGTAAACATGATTATAGTAGCAAACGTAGATGGGCTAAATGCCTGTGACGTTACTGTAGACTTGCATAGTGCAGCAGCAGGTGGCGGCACAGCCTTCTCTATTGTATCTACTGCATCTGTAGCTGCTGACTCTTCCCTTGTAGCACTAGACAAGAGTACCGCTATGTATTTAGAAGAGGATATGTCTCTCACTGTCACTGCTGGCACAGCAAACGACTTGGAAGTAATTGTTTCATACGAAGAGATTAGCTAATGCGGTTCATTGGTAACGCCCCTGTAGATGGTGAAGTTCGTGCTATCGCCTCTGGTGCGTTAGCCACTGGAGATACTGTTGTCGTTAATAGCGATGGGACTGTGAGTGTTATTTCAGGTTCTAGCACCTCTGAGTCTGCTGGATCGGATACAGTCTTCACCTCTGGTATTACGCCAAATAGCACTGCGGCTGTATATGATACCAACTCCAATAAAGTTGTAGTTTTTGTAGCTACAACAGGCACTGGTTATGCTTACGTTGGAACAGTTAGCGGAACATCAATCAACTTCACCTCTGGTACAAACTTTGAGTCTGGATCGGCCACTTTTGTAAAAGCTGCTTATGATCCAGTATCAGGAAAAATTTTAGTGCTATGGCAAACGGCTTCTCTCTTTAGGGCAAGGATGGCTACGGTAAGTGGTAGCTCCATTTCATATGGCTCTATTGTGACAGTAGATGCTGATAAATTAGAAGAAAGTGCCATTGCTTATGACACTGTAAATCAAAAGTTTGTTATTGCGTACACTGATTGGACAAACAATAATAGATACGGCACGGCTATAATAGGCACAGTCAGCGGTACAAGTATTAGTTTTGGCACCCCAGTAATCTTTAGATCAGCAAGAACAGACGCTACTTTTGCGTGTGTTTATGACGTATCTTCTGGTAAGACTGTTATTGCGTATAGTGAAGTAGCAGGATCAAATAACATAAATGCCATTGTGGGAACCATTAGCGGCACATCAATTAGCTTTGGAAGTGCGGTTACAGTTTCTACAACGGGATCATATACGACTGGTGTGTATGACTCCGCTTCTCAGAAAACTGTTATTTTTTACAAGAATAGCACAGGCAGAGCCAGAGTCGGCACAGTATCTGGCACATCTATTAGCTTTGGTACAGAAGCTGTCTTTGGAACCAACCCCGCCTATATCAGCACTGTGTACGATACAACGGCACAAAAAATTGTTGTCTCTTACAACGAGAATTTTGCCACTACCGAAATGCAATCTGCGAAAGTTTCAGGCACTGATATTACTTTTGATAGCCCCCTAGAAGTTTCAAATAGTGTCTACACAGATGCTCTTTCTTCTGCGTATGACCCCGACACAGGTAAAGTAATCTTGACTTACAAAGACAATGGCAACTCTAACAACGGCACTTACGTTGTTTACCAAGCGGGTTACACCTCCACCAACCTCACCTCTGAAAACTTCATAGGCTTTGCCAATAGCGGCTACGCTGACGGTCAATCCGCAGCACTTAACTCGACCTGCTCCGTGGACAAGAACCAATCTGGTTTAACGGCTGGCGAGACTTACTATGTGCAGACTGACGGCACTTTGGGTACAACCCCTGCTGATCCGTCTGTATTGGCTGGTACAGCCATCTCTTCTAACTCTATCATCGTAAAAGGATAAACTAAGATGAAAACTATCGTTGAAACATCAAGCGGTCTGAGCAAGTATCTCCTTGCTGATGACGTGACAATCACAGCTACTGCTGATAACATTACTGTAGGTGATCCTGCACAGTTCATCATTGGTGACTTGAACAGCACCACAGTGACCATCACCGACAACGTGACAAACGCCCCAGAAGACTGGTCTGGCAATAAGTACACGTTTGACGGCACTACATGGACACTGAACCCTAATTGGGTAGACCCAGAAGCAGAAGACGGGGAATAATATAAATGCGCATCATTGGTAACGCTGAAAAAGCGAGAGAAGTACAGGCCGTTGCCAGTGGTGTGTTGCCCAGTGGACAGCCTGTTGTGGTGAACAGCGATGGGACTGTGAGTGTTGCGGCTGAAACAAGCATTACTCAAGGGGTAGGAAGCAATACAACATTTGAGTCTGCTACTAGTAGTTGGAACGCTTCTGCTTACGACTCAAATGTAAAACGAATAGTTATAGCTTATAGTGACGAGGGTAATTCTAGTGCTGGTACTGCTGTAGTTTGTGCAGTGGACGGTACAAGTCTTACCTTTGGAACACCTGTTGTATTCTCTTCTAATGAAGTAAACCATATTTCTGTCGCTTTTGATTCCTCAAACAATAAAATTGTTATTGCTTGGCACAACTATAATTCTGGTACAGACACAGATACAGGAAAAGCTATCGTTGGAACTGTAAATAGTTCTAACAATTCTATATCATTTGGCTCTGCTACAACTTTTGAGTCTGGTAATTGCGATTCAACAGGTTGTGGGTTTGACTCTACTAATAATAAGATTGTTATAGCCTACAAAGATCATAACAATTCTAGCCGTGGAACAGCCATAGTTGGCACTGTAAGTGGCACAAGCATTAGCTTTGGTAGTGCAGTTGTTTTTGACGCTACACCAACTACTCGTAATATAGTTATGTTTGATTCTTCTAATGATAAAATTGTTATTGCATATTCAGATCAAGCTGATGGAGATGATGGCTTTGCTATTGTTGGCACTGTATCAGGTACGTCTATTTCTTTTGGGTCTCGTACAAAGTTTGAAACAGGCGGTGTGTTTGGGAATTGGATGGGGGGCGCTTTTGATTCAACAAACAATAAAATAGTTATTGCCTACGCCGATAATAATAATAGTGCATATGGAACAGGAATAGTAGGAACAGTAAGCGGAACATCTATTAGCTTTGGTACTCCTACTGTTTTTGAGTCGGCAAACTCAAATTACATCAATGTTGCTTACAACACTGCTGCTGGCAAAGTGA